CCAGTACTGGCGCACGACGCCAGCGCCGGAGATCAAGAAGAACGGCACCGTCATCACGACTGGCTTCGCCGTCGACCTCGACGAGGGTGCGGTCGTCTTCGACGCGCAGCTCGCCGCGAGCGACACGATCACCGCCTCGTACCACCACAAGCTCCCGCCGGAGATCCAGTACGGATGCGGGTACATCGTCGCCTACCTCCACGGGAAGGCGGAGCTCCAAGCTCGTGGCATGGGCGGCCTGACGCTACTCAAGGTGGCCGAGGTCACGCTCGAGAGGGACCTTCCTCGAGGCATGCCTGCGAACCTGATGCAGAACCTCGACATCCTCGTCCCCGAGGCGGCGCTCCTTCTGGGAGCGTTCCGCGACGACAACTTCACAGTTCGATGAGGCAGAACAGCTTCCTCACCACGAAGCAGATGGAGCGCGTCCGCGACGTGGCCCTGCTCGGGATGATCACGCCAGTCACCATCGAGCGCAGGACGGCCGTCGCGCCTCCCGCCGGAGGCGACTACGGGGACGACTTCCTCTCGTACCCGACGACGAACGAGTCCCGCCGCCAGACGGTCAAGGGGTGGTTCTACTCGACCCCCACGCCCACCCAGGAGGTAGACAGCGGGGCGGTCGTCACCGTGAACACGTACCGCCTCTTCCTCCCCGTGGGGACGGACGTTCTGCCGGGTGACCACGTACACGTCGGGATCGACGACTACACCGTCAGCGACACCACGGGCGAGGGGACGTGGCTTCCCCTCCTGACGTGCAGCCTGAGGAAGAGGGAATGATCGACTTCGGCTCCCTCATGCAGGACATCTTCGAGGGTGCCGTGCAGGCCCTCGGCGAGGGCGCTCACCTCGTGGAAGGCAGGGCCAAGCAGAAGGCCCCCGTACGGCGGCTCTTCGGCGACGGGGGGCAGGCTATCCGCATCAAGTCCATCTCGGAGATCGAGACCGTGCGCTCGACGAGGGACGCGGTCTTCAAGGCCGGCGGGCCCCCGACCGTCATCCAGCCCGAGGCGTACGGCGAGGCGAGGACGGTCCACGGGAAGAAGCCCCCGATCCACTGGAGGCAGCGGAGGATGGCTGCAGCGCAGCACCTCCTCGGTCAGTACGACGCGGAGATGTCCAACCGGAGAGCTGGGCTCGCTCCGCACAAGACGATGCTCACACGTCGTGGGGCGTACGAGGTCCGCAGCAAGCGTGCCGCGTTCGCCACATGGCAGCACCTCAGCATCGGCGGAAGGCTTCGCGGGGAGATCTTCTCCACGTCGCCCACGGTCTCAGGGAACCGCGCCGAAGCATGGGTCATCTCCCCGACGGAGTACGCGAAGTATCAGGAGTTCGGCACGCGCCACAACGCTGCCCACCCCTTCCTTCGCCCCGCCGCCGAGGAGAGCCGAGGGGAAGTCGTCGCGCTCATCGCCGACGCCGTACGTGGTGCCCTTCCGCACGGGGGAGCCAACGTCGAGATCGAAGTAGTGGTGCGGCTGTGAAGGGGAAGGTCTGATGGTTCTCACCACCACCGCCCCCATCAAGCGAGCGATCGTGCAGACGCTTCGTGCGTCTCCGGCCCTTGTGGCCGCCATCAGAGGCGGGATCCACGAGGGGATCGCTCCCCGCAAGGTCCGATACCCGTTCGTCGTCTACCAGCTCGTCTCTGGCCCCTTCGACTTCGACTGGACCGGCGTGATGCTGAAGCCGCTGTTCGACGTGTCGTCCTATGCGGAGAACCCCGTCGAGGCCAACAACCTCGACGCGCTCATCACCGAGGCGCTCAACGATGCAGCGCTCAACGTGGATGGGCAGAGAACCCTGCTTTGCCGCCGGGTCGCGGATCTGCCAACGGGGCCAGACATCGACTCCGAGGGGAAGCGCATCTATCAGGTCGGGGGAACGTACTCGATCTGGACCGATCAGTCGCTGTAGGAGTGACCCATGGCGATTGACGGGAAGCTCCATGGCAAGAACGCAGCCATCTACATCAACGGGTCGAAGATCACCAACAAGACGGAGTGGTCCATCTCGCTGAACCGTGACTACGCCGACGTCACCACGTTCCGTGACAAGAACAAGGTGTATGCGGCGGGGCTCATGGACGTCAGCGGGACGTTCTCAGGTCTGCTCGACGTCGACGGCGACCTTTCGATCCAGTCGAACACGGGTGTGGCGGTCACGGTGTCCGTCTGTCCAGAGGCCGGTGGCCGTGCCATCGCGTCTGGGCCCGCGTTCGTAGATGCCAGCGTGACGGCTGGAGTCTCCGATGCGGTTCGATGTTCCGGCAGCTTCAAGGCTGCTGGGACGTGGACCATCGGCTAATCCTCCTGAAGGAGTGAACGATGGCGACTGGGGCAGGAACGAAGCTCCACGGAAAGAACGGCGCGATCTACCTCGGCGGCAAGAAGGGCACTGGGGTCAAGGTCACGACCAAGACCGAGTGGACGCTGAACCTCTCGCGTGACTACGTCGACGCGACGGTCTTCGGCGACACGAACAAGACCTACCTCGTGGGTCTCAAGGACATTCAGGGGACCTTCGCAGGCCTCCTCGACGTCAGCGGCGACTATCAGGTCAACGCTGCCAACAGCGACGCGATCGACATCTACCTCTACGCGGACGATCGCGGCTCCAACGAGATGCTCGTCGCCTTCGGGCCGGGGCTCATGGACGCCTCCATCACCGCGTCGATCAGCGATGCGATCAAGACGACCGGCAACTTCCGCGCAGCCGGTGCGTGGACGGTCTTCTCCAGCGGCTCTCTCACCTAGGTAACTCGCGCCATACTGGCGGAGGCGGCGGAATAACGCCCCTCCCGGTGGCTGCTGCCTCCGCCACATCGAGGTTTGCGATGGCGTACCTGTTCAAGACCATCCGGTCAGGGGTGTATAAGCCCGCCGGAACCGTGGAAATCCCCTTCCTTGGAGCCAAGGTTGCGGAGATCAGCCAGTGGACGCTGCAGCGGCGTGGGGATCAAGGCCCGGATGCGGGCTTGTATGACCTCCACGCTGCTTTCTCATTTGTGACAGACGCTCTCTACGACGATGATGAGTACGAGAAGGTGATCCTCCTCAACCTCAATCCGACACAGCAGTACAGGCTCGAGCAGGACCCTGATGGCCGAACGGTGCGCGAGGGTCGGAGCCTACTGAAGGAGAAGGTGACGATATGGTCCGTTCCTCGCAGCCGCTGACACCAGACTTCCTCGAGGAAGAGGTCACCATCCGTGGCGTGACCTACCGCCTCCGCGAGCTCTCGATCGGGGACTACGACGAGCTCGTCCGCAAGGCGACCCTCAGGACACCGAACCCGCTCACAGGGGAGGATGTCGAGAGCATCGACAGCACCTTGCTGCTGAAGCTCATGGTCCTCAAGTGTTCGGTCGATCCGAAGCTCACGGCAGAGACGCTCTCCCTGCTTCCGATGCGCGTCGTCCTCAAGCTCAACCAGACCGTCAACCGCATGCACTACGGTGACGAGCCCGAGTCCGAGAAGAAGGTCGACGAGTCGGTGGAGATCACCGAGGAAGGCGCGGCCAAGGGAAACGACTGACCACTCGTGACCTCATCTTCCGCATCGCGAGGCGATACGGGAAGTGGCCTCACGAGGTAGCGGCACTCCCTTTTCATCTCTACCTCGCCTTGCGCGAGGACTGGATCACGGACAACACCGTCGACGAAGAAAGAGACCATCTTCCAAGCGTCGACGACGTCATCGATTACAACGCTGAGTCTCTCAAGGGAGAGGCGGTGTAGGTCGCTGCGAGGCGGGCCATGGGCGCAACCGAAGTCGAGACCATCGGCGTAAAGCTCACCCTCGACGCTGGAGGCTTCGTCGGGCAGGCGAAGGAAGCCACCTCTGCGATGAACACGTTCCAGACGGCCGCTGCGAAGGCGGGCTCTGGGGCTGCTGGCCTGAAGGCCGGTGGCGGTCGTCAGGCCGCCACCGGGCTTTCTGGTGCCCAGCAACTGGCTGGCGTGAACGTTAGTCTGACTGTGTCCGCAGCAGAGCTCGGTCGTCTCCGCAAGACCATCTCCACTGGCCTCGGTGTCATCCCCGTCACGATCGAGCCCAAGTTCGCTACGAGCGGACGGCAGAGCATCCAGAACGTCATGGGGTCGATGCTCTCGACCCAGTACGGCATCAGCCAGCGCGCCGGCACGTCCATCGCTACACGCGCCATCGAGCGCGACCTTGGCTCCCTCCCGCACAAGGCCCACGGCGGTCCCGTCCAGCAGGGGCGTCCTGTCATCGTGCGCGAGCGCCGCTCGGAGGTCTTCGTCCCCAAGA